GCTCCCGCCTCACTTCGTTCGTTGGGTCGACGCTTCGGGGAAGGGCACCCCTCGCGTCCTCAACCATACCTGCGTGCGTGGGTGGTGTTGTGCCCCCCACACTTCAGGTAACTAACCTCGGCAGCCGGATTGATTAGGGCGGACTCCGTTGGCCATTTGACGTTTGGAAACGCTGATCCCTCACGTCGACGCATGAGGGCACACCCACGTTTCCGTGTATTCCCACAGCCGGGTTCAGTGTCCGGTTAGGGCTGGATGCCTACCCCATCAGGGTGGTGGTTCAGTTGTGGACGCGAAACGTAGCAGACGGCCGCTACTCAATGTCCTGTGGATAACGCACTTCGGTTTCGTCGCTTGACCATCGGCTACCAACCATCGTGATGACTTCCCACCCTCGATCGGTTTTCGGTCTGATAAACAGGACAGTCGCCCACAGGTTCGCGGTTCGCGGTACCAGCACCTCGAGCGGACGCATTGGCTGTTGCCACGGATGATTCACGGTTTACTCCTTGATAGTCGCAGGACAATTTCGGGCATGTCAGACGGGTACCACAAGTACGCCTCCGCCCCAGCGGCCGCCAAGGTTCGCAACCACACCTTCTGCATGACAGACACACGGCCCTTCTCACGCTTCAATTCGGCGAAGATCAGTTCGCCTGCTCGAGGGCGTGCCAACACAAGATCAGGGAAACCTGCGTCACCTTGGATGGCGGTAGCCCACCGTCCGGGGCGGATTTGTGCGGGACGTTGATGCATGACCAGCCAGCCACGCAAACGGGCCACCTCAATCACCGCCGACTGGAATTCGGCTTCAGTCATGGCGATGCTGTTTCGCTGACCAGTCACGCAGGTCGGTCATGGGTAGCAGTTCGATGATCGGCATTTCGTACACTCGCCGTTTCTTGCGGTCAATGAAAAACGGGACGTTGGCAATCAGTGCGTCCTCAACGCGGGCCCAACCGTGCAACGTCACCTCATCATGGTTCACATAGGCGTGCACGAAAATGTGTTTGTAGCCGTCAATCAGGCGTAACGGACTGTCCGGTACACGAGTGGATTTCACGTCGATGCCGGGCAGATCATCACGATGAGCTGTCACACCCGTCCACGGCAAACGCAGGTATTTCGAACAGGCGTATTCCGCAATCGCACCCTGTATGTCGTCCTCCCAGCCGGTGCGACCGATCCGCTCGGTGGTGTCCTGATACCGGCCAATGGACTCAATACGTCGACGCACACCCACGGTGGCCGCCATGTTCAGTTCCTCTGCTGAGAGTCGGGTGGTGGGCATCAGAACGGTGCTTCCTCGGTTTGTGCCGCTTTCAGCCGGTCAATTTCGGCAGATGCGTCACGCCTCGACAACGCTCGAGGGTCGCCCTGATACTTCAACGCACGCAACAGTTTGATCTGTGCGTCAGACGGGCCATCCCCGGACGGTGCGGGTGCCCCGCCCATGCGTTCAACCTTGCCCATCTCTTCCCTCGAGGGGCGTTTGCCAGCCTGATACACCCAATTCGCCAACGCACGGCCAATGGCGGACGTTTCGCAGTTCTCCACATGGCTGGTCGCGTTCACGCCTCGGTCAGACTTCTCCTCGTAGGCAAATCCGGTGGCGGTCGGTTGCGGGTCGTCCCGATGGCGGTACACCTCAGCACGGAACAGGCAGGCGTGGTCGTCCATGCGGACAAGTTCGGTGTAGATCCGGCCGTCAGGGTTCGCCGCCCAAAACAGGGCCAGCCGCTCCTCAACGGTGGCGTACGTCGACAGGTCAAACCCCACGATTATCCTCCTGTTGCAGTCTGACGAGATTGTGGAAGTGTTCGGCTTTGTAGCATTTGAAGCACCACACGCTCCATGAGCCGGGCGACCAGTGGAAGATGTCGTCACCGGCGATCGGGCGGCCGCATCGACAGCATGCACCGGCGGTGGGGCGTTGGAGGCGGGGCCGGTCAATCATTGAAGCCGCCAAGGTTCAGTTGCACGATCGTGTCGGCAGTCGTTTTGGTCATGGCGGACGGTGCCACCTCGAGACTGTTCAGGCAGTAGGCACATTCGTAGAGGGCACGTCGCAGTACGTCACGCTCAAGGCGTAGGCGTTGAATGTCGGCCACCAGCGTTTGGATTTGGTGGGTGGCCTGCTCCATGGCGGCGGTCGCTTCACGCAGAACGTGGGCGAGCGGGTCGATGTTGTCGGGCATCGGATCTCCTTATGGTCGGGTACGTCGGCCAGTATAAACAAGGCCTGTGGTGGATTTGTGGATGCGGGTGCGTTCGCGTTCGGTGGTGCCACCCCAAATGCCGATCAGGGAGCGGGGCGAGAACGACATGGCATACACGATGCAGTCGTTCACGACCGGGCAGGAACGGCAAATCTCCTTGGCTTTCTTTGTTTTGCGGATGCCGTCTTGTCCGGGGCCCGGGAAGAACAAGTCTCGAGGTTCGCCGATGCAGGCCGCTTTGGTCATCCAGTCGGGACGGTTCACGTCTAACACGGGCGGCTCCACGGCTCCCATCCACACCCGTGGTGGTCGTCATGCCAACGCCAAATCTCCAACGCCATCATCAGGTTAAGACGCGGGTCTCGGATCAGTTCCCACGGCCCGAAATACTGCTCAAATTCGTTTCGCCACACGGTGTTGATTTGCATCAGCCCGTTGTCGTTGGCGGACGAGATTACGTCGGGCTGGCAGCGGGATTCCTGCCACATTTCCTCCAACACGTTTTGCAGCTCGTCGGCAGGCCAGCCGACCTCGAGCACCAGCGGTGCCCATTCTTGGCAGGGTGTGTCGGGGGCTATCAGCATGCCCAAGTCGGCTTGCATCGCCTCATGAGCCGTTTTAGGGGCCTCTGTGGTGGTTGTGGTGGCGGGTGCCGTCGTGGACGGGACGGGCAGGATGACGACGGTGCGGGGTGGGGCGGGTGGCGGGGTGATGGTTGCCACGCTGGTTTGCGGGGGCCGGTCGTCGACCAGCCGGTGGATCAGGTCACCTCCCACCGTCATCGTGGCGGTCAGCCCGGCGAATAGCACAAGCAGGTGTTTGGGTTTCATGGTTCCTCCGTGTCGGGTTTCCGAGGTCGGGAGGTGTCTAACAGATGTGTGCCGCTATGTCACGTCATTCGAACATGCGTGCCCATGTGATGGGGCCGACAATGCCATCAGGTTTCAGGTCGTGCAGGGTTTGCCAGTTGCGTACGGCCGCCTCCGTCACCACCCCAAATTTGCCGTCGATGATGACACCGACGACATACTGGATGGCTTTTACGTCGTCCCGATGTTGGGTGGCACCACGGCGGACAGGTTTGCCGGGGTACGGGCGAGCAGGCGGCGGGGCTGTGGAAAACCTTGCCTCGATTGGGGTGTCGTTTCCCCAGTCGTCCACATGGGTTTCCACATGAATCCACGCCATACCCTCACCAGGCGATTTGCCGACCCAGCCGCGTCCCGCTTCCCAATAGCGTTTCCGCTGATAATCGTGAATTCGTTGAATACCCAGCTCGTAGCTGTTGGCGATCAGAAACGGCAGGACGGTGGTGTCGAGGGCGTGCCGGTCGGTGTAGCCGAGGTCGGCGGCCGCACCGAACGCATGGGATGACCATGCGGTGCCGCCACGGATCGGCCGGTGACTGTAAATGCCAAGGTTGACCAACCCCCATGTGCGTCGGGCATAGGCGACGAGCTGCACAAGGTTGGGGGATTTGACGTTGTGCGGGGCGGCCGGTGCACCCATCTTTTGCCACGATTTGTATCGGGTGGCTTCGGTCATCAGTAATCACCGGACGGCTGAAGAATAATGCACTGATGGGTGCCAGCGTTCGTGATGGCGTAAAGGCTGTTCAGCGGGGGAAGCACCAAATAGGTTTGGGTGCCGTTCTTCAGGGTGAGGCCGGTGCTGGCAGTCACGTTTGATCCGCCCAAGTTGATGTCGTTTCCGACTGCTTCCAGCCAAATGGTGCGGGTGGCGTTTTCGGTGGCGGCGACCAGCAGGGTGGCGGTGGTCGTGACGCTGATGCTCGAAGAGATCATTTGGGGTCTTTCTTTTTGATGATCGGGTCGACTGGTTTGCCGGTGATGGCGGCCATGCCGTTGCCGACGCTGTAGCCGACAATCATGGTGATGATCGGCAAGCCTTGGTCGGTTTCGATCGCGTCGACCGCCAGCAGGACGGTCATGCAGATCAGGGCCACAAGGGCGATGAGGGCTTTGGACGGGTTGACGCTCATGCGAAGATCCACCAGATGAGTGCGGCCGTGAGGGCGACGATGGCAACGGGCAGTTTCACGGCTTGTCCGGGAACGTGACGGTGGGGCCGGGCTTCCATGTTGCCGGGAAGTCGCGAAGGGCTTGCCGGTAGTCGGCCCATGCTTGGCGGTCGACAGGTGCGTCCGGGAGTTGTGTCCAGTCGGATTCGGCGAGTAGACGGTCACGATGGAATCGGCATCCGTCGAGCCATTGGTCGTCGGTGAGTTGAGCGTCGCTCGGATTGGGTAGGTGAATAATGGTCATCATGCACTCGTTTCGTAAACGAAAGTAACGACAAGGGTGTCATTGGTTGCCCATGTCATCGGGATCGTGTTCTGCACCTCGGAGCCGGTATCGGTGGCCTGTAAAACCATCTTGTTGCTCCCAGCGAGGCCGGTGACGCGGTAGTAGGTGTTGCCAGCATCGAGGATTCGTCCGAACGCGTTGCCTCGGGTGGCGTTGCCGACTGGCACCGAGAACAACCACAAACCCGAGCAAGTGGTGCTCGTGCTGCTTCCCCATGTCAGGACGTAGTTCACGATGACCAGTTTCTGAATGCGGAAGTAGTTGCCGGTCAACGTGCCGTTGTTAATTGTGACTAATCCTCCACCGCTTCCGACGATAGTTGGCGTGAATGTCTCCGTCGCGGCCCCGATGCTGTTCATCGTGGCGGCGGTCAACACCTGCCCGCTCGAAAGTCCTGCTGTGTATTGGGTTGCCATGGTTCACCATCCGAGTCTGCTGGTGTCAAGAATACCCAGCGTCGATGAGTCAAGAGTGAAAAACTGGTAGTAGGTCAGCGGAGACAGATTCAGCCGGAAAATCGTTTGGCTGGGCGTGATGGTGAATGTCCAGCCTTCGACAACGACATTCACCGTGGTGTCGCTGACGGCACCGGGAAGACGGTACGACAACGGCCAAACGGGGCGTGTTGGAAACTGGGCGTAAAAGTCGGCTTGGTTGAACGTCTGTCCTCGATCGGAAAATTCGATGACAAACCGGAGGCTGTTCGGGTCGGAAAATGTGTTTGCGACCCATTCGGCGTTCCCGCTTGCTTGCGTGGTGCTGAAGTCGACCGTTTCGGAACTGTAAAACGTGGTGCCGTATGCCGTCACCGACGACGCGTTGGTGGCTGTCTGATCGGCTACGGCTTCGGGCGAAACGGTTACCGTGTTGATGAACTGCAAGCCGTTTTGGATGCGGTCAAATCGTTGATAGGCACACACGAATGAGCCGTAATTGCGGCCGAATGAAAAGTCGGTGGCAATTGGGCCGATGGACTTTCGCGGATAAAAGTTGATGCGTTGCGTACCTGCCGCGATGTTGGCGGCGTTGCGAATAAATCCGCGTTCTGTGGCGTTTAGCAGGTTGATTTGGTTGAGGACTGTGCCGGTGTACGTTGAGGCTGAGGCGGTCGAGTTTCCGGTACTGATGGCCGTTACTTCAATGTCGCTTTTTAGTGGGCCGCCGCTTCCACTGTTGAACTGGGTGGCTTGCGTAGTCGTGTCGGTTTGAGTGAGGCTTTTGCTAATCGCTTGATAACGGCCAGACCTGCCGACCGCGTCGACGCACACGATTGTTGCCGTTGGCATGCCCGTATTGCCCGGATAGTCGTTGAAGTCGATCTCTTGCACTGTCCAGTATTCGACATAGCCGTTCGGGGCATAGACGGTGTACAGAGCGATTTCGTCGTTGAACGCAAAGTTTGATGCGTAGTTGCCGGTGTTGTCGATTGTGATCGCCAGACGGCCGCCTGAGTACGGGTCAAGGTATTTTTCGCGGCCTTCCGTGACGGTCGCTGAAAGCACCTTGGAGGTGAAAACTGTTCCAGCCCCGAGGATGCCTTTTTCAAAGATCCAGCCGAGTTGTGCCATGTCACATTGCTCGAGTATTCACGGGCACGGGCCCGGATTGGCGGACGTACGACTGCAACGCCCGAACAACCTCGTTCGGGTCGGCGGACGTGACAGTCACGTTCACCGTGTTTCCGCCCATAGCCCCGTTCGGGGTGATGTACCCGCCACGAGCACCCATGGTCAACAGTTCGGGGCCGCGTTCACCGACCAGGTAGGTGCCACCAGCCGTCACCGGGCCACCGGCCGCTCGAGGGCCACGGAACCGCATCGCGTCCGTAAGGCTGGTGCCAGGATGGTTCGCCATGATGTCCAACAGGCGGATCGCCGTTTCCACTTGGCCGGTGTCAACAAGCAGTTTGATTCGGTTCTGCTCCGAATTGGACAACCCGATGATCTCAATTAGTTTGGCGACCGACTCGTAGGCGTTCTGGACGGCCTCTTCGTAGTCGATCATTTTGGTGGGGTCGCCGAATGCTTCTGCGGCCGCCTTCTGCAAGTTCATCACCTGGCGTTCAGCATTACGGATTGCGTCGTCAACCTTGAATTGACCCATCAACTGTTCCCACGCAATGTTCAGTTCGTAGGTTGCTTCGCTGGCATCGTCCAAACCTGTTTTCAGGTATTTGGATGCATCACGGGCGTCAATCATTGATCGGGCACCATCCCGCCATGCTTTGCCCATGTCTTCCGCTGCGACCATGGCTTTGAACGTGGCTGTCTCCGTAATGTCGGTTCCTAATTGCATCAAGTCGAAGAATTGTTTGGCTTTCTCGTACACAAACAAGAAAGCGTCAGCCAAAGCGATGACTGCGGGTAGTAAATCGCTTCCGATGGCCATTGACAGGTCACCGACGCTGTCTCCGAGATCATCCATTTGTTGACGGAATTTGCGGGCCTGCTCGAGTTCCTTTTGGTCAACGACTTTGGCTCCGCTGACCTGATCCAAACTTTTTCGTAGTTTGTCGGAACCTTGGCCGATGAGTTCGGCCATGCCTTGCCAGCCTTTGCCCAGCAGTTCGGAGGCTACGCGGGCCCGTTCCGCTGGGTTTTTGATGCCGTTCAGCCGATCAATGACGTTCAGAAATGTTTCGTTGGCGTCCATCGCCCCACCGGACGTGTACGCAATTTCAACGCCTAATTCCTTGAATTTGTTGGGGGTGGTGCCCAACACCTTGTTCATTTTGCCGATGGCGGACTCAATTGTTCCGGCCTCAATGCCGACGTCCCCAGCGACTTCAATCCAACGTGAGGCTTCGTCAACGGCCAATCCGGTGGCGTCCGCAAATTTGCCTGATGCAATGGCAAGGTTTTGGAACGCCATTACCCCTTTGACACCAAACGTCACCAGCGACGCCGTGGCCGACAATGCAAATGCGGCCGCGTTTGCGGCGACAGCATCAAACACGCCTTTGCCGGCCGCCTTGAATTTGCCCATAGTGCCCTCGGCTTGGGACACCTGCTTGCGAATGTCAAGAAACGCCCGTTCGGCTTTCTTGATTCCGTCGTTGATGAACTCGGTAACGATGGGGATTGAAACGGCCATCACACCACCTTCACAATCTTGGCAATGGTCGTTTTGCCGTACTTGTATTGCAGGGCGTACGACGACTCGTTCATGATCTTTTCGACCAGTTTCCGCAGCTGTTCCTGAACGTCGCTTGAGGACAGTTCGTAGGCTTTCCACATGGTGCGGGACGGGTTGCCGAACCGGGACGACAGGGTGTTGATCATTTGGGCACCTTGCGGGGTGGTTGATTTGCCTGCCATGTCGAACAGGGTGGCGGTACGGCTGTTCCATTTCATGCCGAACACGGCCGCCTTCTTTTTTGAGCCGGACGTGAACGCTTTGATGGAGCGGGTTTCCTTGCTGGTGCTCCACGGGAGCAGGCTGGTGGCTTCGTCGTTGGCCATGGTGACGGCTTCGCGGACACGGCCAGTAAACACGGCTTTGCGGGCCAACGCTTTTTGGCGGCCGCCCACGTTGTAGGCACGTTCCCAGCCGGACATCGGTGCGTCGCCGGGCAACAGCCGTTTGGCCTCCAGCACCATCGGCTTGGCGATTTCAGCGAAGTCGCGGGTGATTTGACGACGGGTTTTCTTGTCCATGGCGTTCAGGATCGCCAAGGCTTCCTTGACACCCTGCACTTCCATGGTCGGCCCTGTCATCGCTTCTGCTCCTTGATGATGGCGGCCACGGTCGCCACGTCCTCAAAGTCAAATGGTACATCAGGCGGCCACCAGCCGGTGCTGATTAGCAGTTCTGCTAATGAACGTCGGTAGGTGCCGGGGAGAAAGGGCCGACC